GTAGGATATATAGGATCCTATTAGGTGAGGAAGACTTACCCACTTCAGAAAGAAGTGTATTCTATAATAATAAATCATATACAGATAAAGTTTATAATAAAGCTATAGATGATATGATTAAAGATAAAGACAGATAATATGCCTGGAAAATTAATACCTGGAGAAAAGAAAACTCCAATTTATAAAAAGTCAAGTGGATTTAAAATGAAATCTTCTCCTACTAAAATATACGGGAAAAAAGCTTCTGCTGTAAAGAATTATAAGAAAGGATATTACGGAGCATAATGGGATTTAAACTAGGAACAGAAAGAGGATTAGAAGCTACTAATGGCGAGATTAGAACTAAAATGCGTTTTGGTAAACAATCTGGTGGTGATGGCTCTGTACCCGGTACTCCTGTTATTAGAGTGCCGTTAGAAGAGGGTGTTATGGGAGAAGCTAATATGGATGGATCTATTTACGTTAATGAATTAATACAACCTGGTAGTTACGAAGACCGTAAAGTAATTAGTCATGAAATGAGGCATGCTACCGACATGAGGATTGGTAAATTAGAATATGGAGATCATCATATTAAGTATAATGGCGAAACTTTTCGTAGAGAAACTATAAATGGAAAAGATATGATACATGTAGATGGAGAGTGGAGAGAAGCAGGTGATGGTGGTTTTCCGTGGGAAGATGACGCAAATAATGGAAATTAAGTTATGAGTTTGATTACAAATATAGCTGGTGTACCTTTGTTTAGTACAGTACAAGAGGCTTTAACTTGGGCTACAGCTAATGGTTTAAGTGGCTATCATATTCATAACTGGCAAGGACAAACAGGTTATATGGGTGGTGAAAATCATTTACAAGCTACTGGTATGCCAATAAACTCCAATACCCCACCAACTGGTGGAGGTGGTACGACTAATGGGGGTAGTATGACCGGTGGTGGAAGTTATTAAAAATTAAATTATGAGTATATTAACAAAAATATTTTCTTCTGGAGCAACTGAACTTATTAAAGGAGTAGGTGGAGTAATAGATAATCTACATACTTCTGGAGAAGAGAAATTAGCAGCGGAACAAAAAATAAAAGAATTAGTCTCTAGTTACGAAATAGAGATGGAAAAAAATATAACCGAGCGTTGGAAAATGGATATGCAGTCCGATTCTTGGTTAAGTAAAAATATAAGACCACTAGTTTTAATATTTCTAGTAGTATCTACAGTATTGTTAGTTTTTATCGATGCTGGAGTTATTGCTTTTGAAGTTAAAGCTTCATGGGTGGATTTATTACAATTAGTATTAATAACTGTGATCGGCGCCTATTTCGGCGGTAGATCACTAGAAAAAGTAAAAAAATAAAATTATGGCAAGTATATACGGAGGCTCAGGTAATGAGCTATTTTTTCATGGCTCAACATTTTTAGAAGGTGATGGTGCTATATTAGATTTATCTCAAACTGATGCTAAGTATTATGTTTGTGCAATATCTTTTATTAGTGCAACAGTTTTTGGTGGAAGTGGATTAGGGATTTTAGATGCAGGTGTTGATCTTGGTCTAGGTAAAACTCACTTTGCTTCAAACGAAGATACACAAACGTTAGATACTGATTGGGGTGCTGACACAACTGCTGCTGATAACGATAGCGATCTTATAGTTTTAGATGGTAGTGGTACATCGTTTCCCGCTGGCTTAACTATTTATGGAATGTATGATTATGTAGAGTTACATTCTGGAAGTGTTATATGTTACGTAGCACCAAGACCAGACTATAGAACTAGAGCAGCTGCAATATAAACAAATTAAATTAACTTAAATTAAATAAAATGGCTACAAGCAAAACAAAGGGCACTAATGCAAAAATTAAAGAACTTAAAGGTATTAAACCTGAGAAGATAACTGATGACCAGTTAAAAAAAGTTCAAGATACAGTAAATAATTTAAATAGATCACAACTAGAAATAGGATCTATGGAAGTTAAAAAGCATGAATTGATGCATCAAGTTGCTGGATTAAGAGATGGACTTACAGTATTACAAAGTGAGTTTGAAAAGGACTACGGTACGTTTGATATTAATATACAAGATGGAACTATAAATTATCCGGAAAATGGCGAAGCTGATAAGAAAGATTAGTGTAGGTAAAGATTATAAGAATGACGCTATGCATTATGCTGTAGGACAAGAGGTATATGGTGGACATAAGATTTGTGATATTATAGAAGAGGAAAATAAGTTTTCTGTTTATATTAAAAAGAATAAAGATGTTTTACCTTGGAAAGACTTTAACAAAAATATGGCAGTATCTGTCGAGTATAACTTAGAATATTAAAATTATGAGAAACAAACCATTAAAAGGACTAATTAAAAAACAATCACCACTAAAACATGGTACACTTGAGGATTTTCAATATGGTAGAAACGGACATAATCCAGATACTATGAAGAGTTCACACGAGGATTGGCATTTAGCCCAATCTTTAAAGCTTAAGAACAAAAAGAAAAGTAAAGACTAATGAAAAGTGTTTACAACTTTGTTGTAACGCCAAAAGGAGAAAGATATAATAATACTAAAAAACTAGATGGTGGAGAACTAATTCTCAATACTGAGATTTACAACCATCAATATGTAAATAGAGAGGCTATTGTTATATCAACCCCTATAGTTGGTGATACAGATATAAAAGTTGGAGATACAGTTATAGTACATCATAATGTATTTCGCAGATGGCATAATGTAAAAGGTATCGAAAAGAATAGTAGAAGTTATTTTAATGAATCTACCTATATGATATCTTCAGATCAAATCTTTTTATATAAAAGAGATGGTATATGGAAAGCCCCAAAAGGATATTGTTTTGTAATACCTTTAAAAGCTATAGATCAATTTAATATTGAATCCGAAAAACCTTTACAAGGTATTGTCAAATATTCAGATGGTACCGTTAAAGTAAATGAACTAGTTGGTTTTAGACCAAGTAGTGAATATGAGTTTATCGTTGATGGCGAGAGACTATATCGAGTTTTATCTAATTTTATCACAATCAAATATGAATATCAAGGAGACGAAGAAGAATATAATCCAAGCTGGGCAGAAGGCAGTTGAAGAACTGATTAAAGTCGCTAAGGAGCCAATTGTAGATTCAGACGACGATATATCAGCGGATAGATTAAAGAACGCTGCAGCTACTAAAAAACTAGCTATATTTGACGCATTCGAAATACTTAATAGAATACAAGAAGAAGAAAACCTTTTGGAAGGCAAAACGCCTGAAGAAAAGAAAGAAAGAGTATTTAAAGGATTTGCGGAAGGAAGATCTAAATAATGTACGAACAAACTTTATATAAAATAATCGACCCTATAAAAAAGACTACACTAAATAGACTTAATAAGGGTAAAAAATGGAAATATGGATACGATAAAGAACATGATATTATCATACTATCAAAAACTGGTCAAATTGGTGAAATCTATGAAATCCAAAATTTGCGAATTGCTCTGCCCAAAGTGCCAGTGCAAGTGTTCAGACACGAACTAGATAAATGGGTTAAGGCAGAATATCCTAAAGAACTAAATAATATTAAAAGTATTTTTGATTGGAGGATTTATCCAGATGATCAAAAAGAACAATGGTATGATTATATAGACGAGGAGTTCGATAGAAGAGATAATGGGTTTTGGTTTATGAATAATGGTAAACCAACTTATATGACAGGTACGCATTATATGTACTTACAGTGGAGTAAAATAGATGTTGGAGCTCCAGACTTTAGAGAGGCAAATAGATTGTTTTATATATTCTGGGAAGCTTGTAAAGTGGATAAAAGATGCTACGGTATGTGCTACCTTAAAAATAGACGTTCTGGATTTTCTTTTATGTCATCAGCTGAAACAGTTAATTTAGCTACTCTTGCAAGTGATGCTAGATATGGTGTTCTATCTAAAACAGGTTCAGATGCTAAAAAGATGTTTACTGATAAAATAGTACCTATTAGCATAAACTATCCATTCTTCTTTAAACCGATACAAGATGGTATGGATCGTCCAAAAACAGAACTTGCGTATAGAGTGCCGTCCACAAGGTTTACTAGAAAGAAAATAACAGTTAATGAAAAGTTAGAGGAGTTAGAGGGGTTAGATACTACTATTGATTGGAAAAATACTGGAGATAATAGTTATGATGGTGAAAAATTAGCTTTATTAGTACATGATGAGGCTGGTAAATGGGAGAGACCTGAAAACATCCTAAATAACTGGAGAGTCACAAAAACATGTTTAAGGTTGGGTAGCAGAATAGTAGGTAAGTGTATGATGGGGTCAACATCAAATGCCCTAGATAAAGGGGGTGATAATTTTAAAAAACTATACAATGCTTCAGATGTCACTAAAAGAAATAGAAATGGCCAGACAAAATCTGGTCTATACTCTTTGTTTATCCCAATGGAATGGAACTACGAGGGGTTTATTGATGAGTACGGAATTCCAGTTTTCACTACTCCTGACATCGATGTCCTCGCCCCGGATGGTGAACTGATAGACGTAGGTGTAATAGATAATTGGCAAAATGAAGCGGATGGTTTAAAGTCAGATCACGATGCTCTAAACGAGTTTTATCGACAATTTCCAAGAACCACAGAGCATGCGTTTAGAGATGAGGCTAAAGGGAGTATATTTAACTTAGTTAAAATATATGAACAAATAGATTATAACGAAGAAATGTCTAGAACATTAGGAATTACAAAAGGTAATTTTCAATGGGTAAATGGAGTCAAAGATTCACAAGTTATATTTTATCCAGATCAAAATGGTAGGTTTAAAGTAAGTTGGGTTCCGCCTTCTGGAATACAAAATAAAGTGGTACTTAAAAATGGTATTAAATATCCTGGTAATGAACACATGGGAGCATTTGGTTGTGACTCCTATGATATATCAGGAACCGTAGATGGAGAAGGATCTAAAGGAGCTTTACACGGCTTAACCAGGTTTAGTATGGAGGACGCTCCTGCGAATAGCTTCTTTTTAGAATACTTATCAAGACCACCTACGGCTGAAATATTTTTTGAAGACGTTCTGATGGCATTGGTATTTTATGGTATGCCAATACTTGCGGAGAACAATAAACCTAGATTACTTTATTATCTTAGAAGAAGAGGATATAGAGGGTTTAGTATGAATAGACCAGATAAAGTTTGGAACAAACTATCCGTAGCAGAAAAAGAAGTTGGAGGAATTCCTAACTCTAGCGAAGATATAAAACAAGCTCATGCAGCTGCAATTGAGATGTACATTCAAGATCACGTTGGTATGAAGCAAGATGGAACATTTGGAGATTTATATTTTAATACTTTACTAAACGATTGGAGTAGATTTGATATAAACAAAAGAACAAAGTTTGATGCATCTATAAGTTCTGGTTTGGCTATAATGGCAAATAATAGACATTTATATAGACCAAACGCAAAGGTTGAAAAACCTAAACTAAACATAAACGTTTCTAAGTATATTAATACTGGAACTAATTCACAAATAATCAAATAATAAATATGGCAGAGTCTGGCATTAAAAGTTATTTCCCAAGTCAAACAGTTAGTGATGCTGAAAAGCTGAGTCACGATTATGGTTTGAAAGTAGGTAAAGCAATTGAAACAGAATGGTTCAATAATGATAGAAGTTCTAATAGATATAGATCTAATCAAAATGATTTTCATAATTTAAGATTGTATGCTAGAGGCGAGCAATCTATTCAAAAATATAAGGATGAGTTATCTATAAACGGTGATTTGTCCTATTTAAATTTAGATTGGAAACCAATTCCAATTATTTCTAAATTTGTAGATATAGTAGTCAACGGTATAGCTGAGAGAACATACGATATAAAAGCATATTCACAAGACGCTTATGGGGTTAGTAAAAGAACTAGTTATATGGAGCGTGCATTAGGAGATATGCGTATGAAGAATTTTGATGATGCTGCTGAACAACAATTTGGAGTAGTTACAAGAGAAAGTGAAATGGAAGTATTACCAGAATCTGATGAAGAATTAGGAATACACATGCAACTTAATTACAAACAGGCTGTTGAATTAGCTGAGGAGCAAGCTTTGAACGTTTTATTTGAAGGTAATAAGTATGAATTAATAAAAAAGCGTTTTTATTATGATCTTACCGTTTTAGGTATTGGTGCTGTAAAAACTTCTTTTAATACTTCAGAAGGAGTTGTTATTGATTATGTAGATCCTGCTGATTTAGTTTATTCCTATTCAGATTCTCCTTATTTTGACGATATATATTATGTTGGTGAAGTAAAATCTATACCAGTAAATGAGTTAGCAAAACAATTTCCTCATTTATCAGAAAATGATCTTGAGGATATTATGAAAAATAAATCTACTAATAGATCTAACTATAATTCAAGATTTTCTATAGATAAAGAGGATAATAATACTATTCAAGTTTTATATTTTAACTATAAAACTTATATGAATGAAGTTTATAAAGTGAAAGAAATGGGGAGTGGTGCTGATAAAATTATACCTAAAGATGATTCGTTTAATCCTCCTAAAGATAAAGAAGGTGGATATACGAGATTACTAAGATCTATAGAATGTCTTTACGAAGGAGCGATGATTCTTGGTACCGATAAATTACTTAAATGGGAGATGTCTAAAAATATGATGCGACCTAAAAGTGATTATACAAAAGTTAAAATGAATTATTCTATTGTAGCACCTAGAATATATAATGGTAAAATAGATTCTTTAGTAAAAAGAATAACTGGTTTCGCTGATATGATTCAATTAACTCACTTAAAACTTCAACAAGTAATGTCTAGAATGGTACCTGATGGTGTTTATCTTGATGCTGATGGTTTAGCTGAAGTTGATCTAGGTAACGGAACAAATTATAATCCACAAGAAGCTTTAAATATGTTCTTTCAGACTGGTTCCGTAATAGGAAGAAGTTTTACGTCAGAAGGTGATATGAACCCAGGTAAAGTACCTATTCAAGAAATTACAAGCGGTAGTGGTGGAAATAAATTACAGGCATTAATCGGTACTTACAACTATTATCTACAAATGATAAGAGATTGTACTGGGCTTAACGAAGCTAGAGATGGTAGTATGCCAGATAAAAACGCTTTAGTAGGAATTCAGAAATTAGCAGCAGCCAACTCTAATACAGCTACTAGACATATCTTACAAGCTGGATTATTCCTAACAGCTGAAACAGCTGAGTGCTTATCACTTAGAATATCTGATATTATAGAATATTCTCCTACAAAAGACGCATTTATACAGGCTATTGGGGCACATAATGTAGCTACGTTAGAAGAAATGAAGAATCTTCATTTATATGATTTTGGTATATTTATAGAATTAATGCCAGATGAAGAAGAAAAAGCTATGCTAGAGAATAATATTCAAATGGCCCTTCAACAACAAAACATAGATATTGAAGAT